AATTAATATAATTTTGGATTTATATCTAAACCATTAAGTGTGTTGTGTAGTACCCCCAGTAATATACTGGTAAAAGGGAACACCCACAAGAAAGCCAAATGATGCATCATCACCCATGGCACGAAACATATATGGAAGATTATCATCTGTAAATTTAAACGCCCTAGTTATTACCTGCAATTGTGGCAAATCACCTGCATAATCATTCGTAACATCTTTTAAAACCTTATGAGATGTTTGTGAATAAAATGGAACTTGATATTCCAAAACACCTTCGATATTAGCAACAGAGATGCTTTGTTGATTTCTTAAACGATATGCAATATCTGTACTAACAGGTATCATTGCAGTGACACTAACTCGCGGCCGAGCCTTAACCAAAGATACAGATGTATTGTTAACAAAATCTGTGGATAAATTATCCATCGCCAACTTAACTCGAACGCTACCCCTATAATATGCATATATTGAACCCACAGTTGTCAATAAGTCACACAAGTATGTCTTATAACGTGTGTTCCCAGCTCCATTAGAAAATTGAAAGGGAGGCACGTTAAACTGAAACGGGTTAATTGTCATAATCGTTGCATTAGTATCCACTGTAGAGTATGTAACATTATTTATAGCTGCAAGTGATGCTGGAGTTGCATTATTAGCTGGGTTCCAACGATTAAATTTCTTCAGTAACTGTCTAAAAGACACAACAACCTCCCCAATGGACAATTTCTCCGCATCTAACCATATACGTCTATTTGACTTTTGCGTGATATATTGTTGTTCTTCAGTCATACCTGAATCATCACCTAATTGAGCCTCCAAAGCAGGAAGAGTTTGTGCGGGCCAGCCGACTGGGGTCTCATTCACAACTGGAGCTATATATGATTCAACAGGTACAGCGAAGGAAAATCCCTTAACACCAGCAATCTCAACATTTACTCTAAAAGATTGTGGTGCAGCTGAGGTGGCAACTAATTTATTTAACACAACAACACGAAGAACACCATTGAATTGATTAACTGTAGGATTGTCATTCATAGATCTTGCCCCATACACTTCACACCACGGTGTGTTCAACATATATGGTATCTTAACTACTGTGGTATGTTGAGTTCGTACATCCCAAATAAATGAATAAGCCATATTTTCTGAATTTGGCAAATCAGTGCCAACAGTACGCCCTGGATTAAATATAAATCTCAAACGACCAGAATGATAATTAGTTTTAAATGCTCTAAACTGCAAAGCTATATCCCCATTCCAATATGCAAAATTATTTGCTATAAAACCTAAATACGTTGTACTATAAGATTTATACTGATTTGGTGCAGTGCCTAATGTGGATAACAAATCAAACATTGTCGGTGAAATTCTAAATGTTTTCAGAACTGCACCAACATCATCAGTCGTTGCCCAAGTAAAGCTATCTCCATAATTAAAAATTGACAAAATATTATCAAAAGCCATCTCATCATCAAGTGTGGCAAACAGAGGATATTGTTCAATAGAATTTTCACAATCCAGACCTAAATTTTCTGATAAATCTAAACCATTATAATTTTGATGATATCTAGATCCTTTAAATTTATACGTGTTAGTTGGCATTACTGACACTGGTTTTGACCAACCAAAAAACGTTGCAACACCCGCAACAGCACGTGCTACCCACGTCAAGGGAACTGTAACCACATTAGCTCGAGGAATTAAACTACCTACAGCTTGAGCTATGGTACCTGTAGCATTAGCTATCTTAGTGATGGGTCCCTCTATAGTCACAGACTCACTAGTAGCCATCATATCAGCCTCCGCTGATTGCGCCTCTATGGTAGGAACAATGGTGGACGAAGTATTGTACATTGTTGGTCCAACCAACTTAACATTCAGAAATCGTGCATATAATACTCCTTCAACAGAACCACTTTGTAGTGGCGCATAAACATCAACTGTAAGTCTACCCATCGGATGATCTCCAGGGTCAATCAAATCAACATAGTTCACTGGATTTGTATAAGGAACAAGAAACTTCAAAGTATGCGCATCAGCTAAATTATAAACTTTTGAGGGACAGCCTGTCTTCCCAGCAACACGAATTGTTTGTCCATACTGTGAAGATGTTGCATTAACTGGCAAAAACCATAATAACAACCCTCCCTGTTGAAAGGGTTGAGCATTAATTTGTAAAGTAAATTCAATATCGGCTTTAAAATACCTGAAACCTAACATTTTACCATAAAAATTAAAATTCTTAACTATATCTACAAAAGGATCAATAGTCACTATATTATCATTAAAAGATTTTGTATCATCCCAAGCTATTCTTTTGACAATTTGTGGACGAGCCAAGAATGATTTGATCGTATGCTCAGACATCTCATCTGTAACCAAATCAGCTGGATTAGAGAATCGTGTTTTAGAGAATAAATCAGGTTGAATTTCTTCCCTAAATCCAACTGTTTGGTCCTGCAAGAGAATTGTTGGATTTTCCCCATAAATACCTCTATCATAATCATTTGTACTTGCAATTCAAATATTTACGTCCTAGCCCACAAACGAATTAATCTTGTAAGGGGACGGATGGGACAAATAGCCTATATTTTAGGAGCCACACATTTGTCAATAGTTCTAAATAAAACTGCTCCCGCAAAAGCGACTCTAGACTGATAATAGAATTTTTATACCATCATCTATATATTCTATTTCTAGCTAAAGATTTAAAACACAAAAATTTAAAAGATTAGAACAACAAGTAATACACCAAATCCACAAACAACATTAAAAATGATACAACATCGAAACATCAACGCAAAAAGTACACAATAATAAAACAATTAAAGCACACAACACATAATATAATCCATTAATACAACACAGAATTGCTAATAATAACAACATCAATAACATGTATACAACCATAATTAAATATTCTGGATATAAAGATAACTGCCACACAACATCATTTCACGATACTCGTCTCTTGTATTGAGCGCTGGAAAATATCCATCAACTGCACGCGAAACAACGCTAAGCTTATCACGGAAATACTTTTCTTCTTCATCTCTCAAATGAGCTGACTCTCTAACAGCAGATTCTATCAAGCCATCGCGTACATCTTTCCAGTTGTTAGGTGCATGATACCACATAGGCATCTCCCAAATAACTTCAATCGGTAAAGGTGCTAAATATCTTCCGAGTTTATCATTATATGAAAATCTTCTCTTAAGAAATCGTACATCTTCTAATCTACGATAATCAAACGCTCGATCTTTACTCTCACTAGTTAATACCATGCCTATATTAGCAAACCCATCAATCATATCCTGTGGTTTTATGTATGCATCACGAACGCTCATAATATTATCATCACCAAATGTCACAAGAAAACTCCTTTTCACAAATTGTGCCAAATCATAACGTCTCTCTTGTATCACATAACACCATGCAATATACTGATATATTGAATTCAACATAGTTGTCATTGGATTACCCGAAGGATTTCCTTGAGGTACTATATACAGAACATTTCTGTACAAATGAACACTAGAAACCAACTCGGACCATAAGACCTGTCTAATCGCATCATTGCCATCTCTATACCAATCATTAATAACATCTAGCACTGCCCAGACTATATCTACTTGTAAAGTCCCGTCATAATTTGAAAAATCTCCCGCCAAAATGTTATCACCTTGCTGTAGCAAACGTTCAGCCAACACAGTCCATTCATGATCATGCACATTCACACCAACAGCAACTGAGTTCTTAATTCTATTGCGCATAATAAATGCCATATACGAAGCAAAATATTGTCTAAAAACAATTGTGAAATCTAGAGGTCCACCGCTAAACAATCGTGGCTTCAAAAACTTCCCATTGGCCAATGCTCTTCGCTCATCTTTTAAATGATCAACAAATACTGTACAAGTACGTAAGCCTTTCTTTGCACGCTCCACTCGCTCATTACATTTCGTCACCAAGCGCTGGTCGATCCACTTATCATCTAAGTCAATAAAATCATGCTTTCCTCGCCTTCTTCTAATTATAGACCATGGATATCCACACGAACTTGCAACATTCAGACTACCAATATGGTCATCGCCTTCAACACCAAAAACAGCTTCCTGTATGGTTAAACATCTCTCTCTAATGTCTATAGAATTTAGTTTATGCAAATTTATCTTACGTTTTGCCTCGTCCACAGAACGTTCTAAAATGTCTTTATCTAAATGAATTCTATCTCTAGGCTCATTTTTCCGTATAGCCGTGGATTTTATATCAACACCTTCAACACTCCCAAACAGCACCGCCGGTGCAGTTACACATGGTGCTAAAACTCCATTCAGAGGTGATTTTCTGATTAAACTATTAATTGCATCACTCGCACCTTTATCAACCCGTCCAATAATATCAAAACCTTCTAGGTTTTCACTCAAAGCAGTTTCATCCAAATTAAAATCTTGGCACTCAAGATTGGGTGCTAATATAGCACATTCATCCAACATTTCACGATATATCGGACAGACAACACCAGGTGCATCACCACCAAAGGTTGCTCCAGCAACATGTATCCCTAAAATCTTCGCCGAGGTTTGCGAATTACTCTGTACCATAACTGCTCCACAATCTCCTTTCACTGTATCCATATCATGCTCATAATGTGCTCCAACTGAATATATGGTCTGTGTTCCATCTTTATTAAGAAAATAACTAACTGGTTGACTAATTAATTCCGCTTCACCACTTGCAACGCGCAATATTCCGTCTCCATCACTACCTCTCATCGAAATAAGTCTTGTTCGAAAAAATCTATGACTCAATGAATTTATAGAGGCAAAGTGATTACGGATATCACGACATAGCGGAAATGCTTTTGGTAACTCTATCACAATTGCATCAATCTTCTTGTTATCAGAAGAAAGTTGCCTCACAACACATTCATTAATTTTAAAATCGAAATGTCCTTTTACTAAAGGACGCTGAATAATGAATGAATCGCGATCCTGCAATATATGAGAAAATGTCAAAAGCGATCGTCCTCCGATCAAAAGACCGCAACCAGCACATATTTTTTTATCATCTTTCATAACAAAAATTTGGACCATATTTTTAATACATAACTTCTCAACATCTTGAAGATTCGGGTCATCATAAGCATGTGCTTCAAACTTGCCTTTACTCCATTTCTGATAACTCATTTGTACTCGATCCTTTCTGGCATAGCCCTTCTCTCCAGTAATAGGCGCACTCTCAGCCATGTACTGACCTTTATTCACACGAATATAAATTTCCTCATCATTCTCATCGACAGTCAATCCTGGTCTTTTAACAAATGTTTTCTTAAATTCACTACCAACTGTCCGTAAACGTAACACATCACCAATTTCTACTTCTTTTTTACGCATAAATATTGGCACAATGACTGAAGCCAATAAAGTAACTACCGTTGATACACCTGTCACAACTAACAAAGAAAAAAAAGGTTTCTCTCGCATTAATTTAACCTTCGAAAACACCGATTCTTTTATTCTATTTATTATTGAAGTATTTGTTGAAACCAATTTCAAATCAGGCAATTGCACATTCAATTGGTCACACAACGCATCGAGCAACACACCGTTCCATTCGTCCGTAATCAATTTATTACTCAGTTCCGACCAATCCATATCACTAGTACTAGGTAAAGTTTTACACCACTCATCGAATAATTTTCGCGCCTCTTCACTTTTCTTAATTATAGCAATCGTATCATCACCACCTTGTGCCTCCAACCCTAGCATCGAATCTATCAAAACTAAAAGATTATGATAACCTACTAAATCATTAGAACACAATCGGTCAAATACAGATAAAATAGACACTCTAATATTTCCAAGCATCGCCATGCGTAACTCAAAATCATTTATTTCCTGCGCTAAACGTATAATTTCCAAATACTTCCACACAGGAAGACATGGTTTCGTATATACACTTATATCTAAACTATCTCCTGAATGTGCTTCAAGAAATACATCCTTATCTAATCGTGAGTTTATGTACGCTAGTCTCTGTTTACCGCGCTCACGTCTATCTTTATGAAAATTTTCAATGCATTTCACAGTGTTCGCATAGGATAAATTACTTTCTATCATAGCCCATTCACTACCATTCCAACGCTTCAAGTTCATAACATAATGACCCAAACAAATATCTACACATCCTGGTACATCACATCCACACTTACGCAAAGCGTGATCACTTAACACTCGTTCATAATTTATGCTACCATTTGTATTCTTATATTCTTCTTTCACATCAACATTTACTAAAAAGTCAACTCTACGCAGCACAGCATCCGGTTCTCTAAGCGATTGAATACATGCTGGACCAGGTGTCTTATTACACGACATCAACACAAAATCACACGACATACGAGTACGACCTTTCATTTCTAAATGCGCCATATTTAAGAAATATGGTGCAGAATTGCCTAACCTTATAATTTCAAGAAATTCTTTATTTGGTGCACCATTAGTATCAAACAGTTGTGCGAAATCATCATACACCACAACCTTTTGGTTAGTATAACCTTCCCAAAACTCACATTCAGCATTCCTATTGTACACATAACTACTCCAAACTTTGCCATCAACATGTGATACACAACTCTTCACTAAATCAATTGACAATACAGGGGTTATAAGCGATTTACCCAAGTTAGTATTACCCTGCAACATAACAAAGGTAGGTTCCAATCTCGGAACTTGTCTCACTCCTAGAACAGCCACACTATCTAGCATTTTGCGCACTACATTTGCATGGGTTTGAAACAACCCCAAAATGGCTACTGGTGGTTTACTAACACGCCAGTATTTCTGAATATCTAGCATATGTTCAGCTAGGTAATCTAATTCTTCCAACATATCATCGGTCCATTCTGATTTTGTTGAAATTTCAAATAATTGATCAACACGGTCACACCAAGAACCACACACATCATAAGGGGAATTCTCCTCCCATTCAGCATCGAAACCTAAGAATTGTGTCTTAACAAAATGTATAGCAGAATTAATCAAAGTACGTACAACATCAACACTAATAACTAAAGTATCTGAGAAAAACTTACATGAACAAACATTCTTATAAAAAACACCAAGAGAGCTTAAAGAAGGTGCAACACCTAAAGCGACTGCACTCAAGAAAAAGCCAACAACAGTAAACATCTCTTGCAGTCCAACACTCTGACAAACTAGCGTTTTCACATAATCCATAGCACAACATCTAAACGCATCAACAACACTAGGTACAACACCAAGAGACAACATATACTGACCTAAAGCTAACACCAAAGCAACATGATCATCACGAACACGATACATCAAAACTAAGGTAACTAATGTTTTGGATATAAATAAAATAGTTGATTCAGCAGCGCCTTGGAACAAAGTCATAATTTTCGCTTGAGTTTGATCAACTAATTGTGAGGTATTCACTGTAACATCTTGAATTGCATTCAACAAGCTATCTAACTGATCCTGATCCATCGCAACATTGTGATCAATTGAAAACAAACCCTGTGCTTCTAAATCTTTTCGATCCTTTCCAATACGTCTAATATTTACACGCACACACTTCTTACACTTTGCATGATCGCAAAGAAAACGAACGAATCTACCACAACAAGGTGCCCTAAAGTAATTCTGGGCTTCACGATTCTTATTATATGGGCAATTTCTAAATTGGTGATCACACCAAACGCCCTGTACGCACCACTTAACATGCAAATTGTAATATTCATTTCTCACTCCACTCATCCTCAAAAATCTTGTATAGGGTGAGCGTTCTTAGTCCTAAATAGCACAACAACACGAGCAACTATAATAATAGCAAAAGCCACTAGAGCAACAACTTGTAGTATATCGTTATGTAGCAAATTAATCGTTCCAACTGGCATGGGATATGCAAGTAGTCTATACACCTACTATGAACAACACCCACTTAAATGTAGCAATCGAAATTGTAATATTAGCAATAATATCGTAGCAAATGAAACATATATA